TTTTGTTTCTCCTTATATGAAAGTAATCTTTTCTATACTTGTATTTATACAAAATGCTCAAAAAATAACGGCGCCATTTCTGACGCCGTTGTTTCTTTAGTTAAGTGTAGTTTTATCTTATAATTCACCAGTATTGACAATACGAATCGGAATGTAGATAAATTCTGCCGATTTAGTAGGTTCAATAGCAACATCAATCCATAGTTCGTTGCGATCAATTCTTGCCGGTGTGTTATTACTTGTGTCACACACAACAGCATAATCGTATACACCACGCTGTGCTAGGATGTTACCCAAGAATCCGTTAAAAGTACCTTTAGCATTCTTACGAGTGTTTTCGTCATTTGGCTCGAACAAGTATGGACGACCAATAACAGCAAAACGCTCTCTCAAGTATGCTGTTAGACGTGCTACGTTAACACGATCTAGAGCACTTGCCGCAGTATGTAGTGATTTCTGACCGAATACTACTATACCTTCTGCAGGGAATCTTGCGATTGGGTTAAGTTTGTTTTCATACATAGCATCTCTATGACCTTGAGTCAATGCTACTGGAACAAACTCGTTTTCGCTATTCAAATAACCAACGTTACTTGCGTTTTGTACTTGACCACGTGTCAAACCTGCTGGAGCAAACCATTGGAATGCCACATTGTCATTGTACGCATAAGTGTACAAAGCAACATGTGATGGAGGAGCAACAACACTGTTACCACTTACTGGATCAGTTGTTAAACAACTTGGGTAGTAAGCAGCAGCATAGGTGTTTTTACCTACTAGACCATCTTCGCCATTTTCAATAGCGCCTGTGCCTTGAATCCAGTTAACTGCTTCTGTTGGGTTTAGACGGAATGGAGCGTCAACAATGATAAACGCTGTTTCGTTTCTATCACTGTTTAGTGTAACCATTTCGTCAAACATTTCTGGATAACCAGGAGCAGCAATTAAGCGGAATTGAATTGTATCTTCACGAAGTTCGCTTGCGCTAGCAGTTGCTTGCATAGCTGCAACAACTACTTTACGCTGAGCCTTGCGTAGGAAACTACCGCTTCCGTCTGCTTGGTTGCTAGCAAAGTTACGCCACTTCCATGTTGTACCTAGTGAACTGTCGTACTTACGAACAGTACCAGCACTACGACACATGTTAACACCTGTAGTAACAGTTGGATAAACTAATGGGTTTGGACCGTCTGTTAGTACATCAGCGGCTGCTACATAAGCACCACCTGCGTTAGCAGAATCAGTAATGTCACCAAATACAACACCATCGCTTGTGCTTTGGTCTGTGTTATCTTTTAGTACCCAATCCGTACCGTTATGTCTGTAAATTACAGGGTAACCATCTTCGTCAGTGTCAACCCAGTAATCACCGTCTGCTAGAGCACCACCTGCTGTATCAGTTAGCGGAGCACTTGAACCGTATTGTACGTCACTTGCTTTCATCCACTTCTGAACACCACCGTCTAGTGCTACTTCATAAATGTCTAGGTCGTCAACATCTGGATCGTACCAAATGGTTCCATCGGCTGGATTACCAGTTGGTTGAGTGGTACTTGCTTCCATTACATAACCGCCTGTAGCGACTGATGCGTTAGTAGCAATATCGTCCCACTGTTGACCAGCAGTTGTGTCGTCCCAACGCTTGATTTGTACTAAACCATTTGTTGAATCGATTGCTAACCAAATATCACCGTCAACTAATGTACGAGCAGAACCTGCTGTACCGTCTTGGTTAACATCACCAGCAATACCAGTTGGATCTGTAGCAATGTCGTTAGCATAAATTGGTGTTTTGGCAGCAAAACTACCACCAGTGGTTGTAAACAATGAAATGTCTACATCTAAACCACCTGCTGGAGTAGTTGTTCTAATCCAAATATCTCCTGCTGTAGGAGATGTTGGTGCGCTGTAGTGTGGAGCAAATGTTACGTCATTTGCTGAATATCCACTATCAAGTGCATCCCAAGATCCACTTACACCTTTGTAGTAAATAATTTGTGTTTCGCTTGCGCCGTTAACAACTTCAACTAGGAAACTATCGTTAACAACAGTGGCAGATGCCGAACCTGCTGTACTAACAATTTCAACTGTTGGAGTAACTGCTGTCCATATACCACTAGTAGAGTATTCATAGATACCATAACTAGTGCCATTTGGATTTACCCAGTAAGTTAAGTTATCTGGATCACCAGTTGGCTCACTTGAACTAGGACGTAGTTGTGTTAAGTTAACGTCAGCACGGACGATATAAGCCGCCGCACTTTGGCCGAGGAAACTATAAGCCGCTAGTAGACCATAATCGTTTGTTTCATCACCCTGTTGTACTGTACCACTTACTGTACGGAAATCAATGTTACCGAAGTATTGTGTAAGTTCACGCTGTGATGTAACTAGAATTGGCTTACCCGCATTGGCTGCTTTGGTATATTTCGCAATACCATCAGTTTCTGTATCTGTTGGGTCTACCTTATCTTGACCAGTTGCTACGAATAGAACTGGAACTGTGCCGGCACCCGCTGGACCATAAACCGACTCATCTGTTACTGTAACCTGTACGCCAGGTGAAACTAGATTTGCCATTTTAGAGCTCTCCTTTATATAATAACGTTATTAGAACTTGTCATTCTGTTCTAATCGTATTTATGCAATAGCCCTGAAATAAGCACTGATATAGAGTTATGTGTGTAGTTAACTAAGATTTTTTAGTACTTCAGATTTTAGATTATCTAAAGTTGAGGTGTTATTTATGCGAAAATCAAAATTCCAGCCAGCCCAACTCCACTCACTTGGGTGTACATCGCCCTCATTCATAATATGATTTGCTTCTAGACTACCTTGATTTGCTTTTACGGCCCAGTTCCACCATGTTGGTTTTTCATTTCTCCACACTACTGCTGTTTTTCCGCCCAATCTTTTGATAACATTGAGCTCATTATAAAAACGACAGTCACTGATAACAACGTTCTTATCTGTCATTTCAATCTGGCGTTCACATGCCGCTACCCAGATATCAGGATGGAAATTTCTTCTAAAAACGTCTGTGCCAATATGCTGTAGGGCATAACGTGGTGTAAAATCGGGTATGTCTAAACGATTTGCCCACCATGTATCTACTTGCTCTCTAAAGGCACGACTTTCAGTTGTATTACCTTCTAGTAGAATTCTGTCCCAACCAAACAGTGCCGCACAAGTATCTTTTAGCACACCAGCAAAACTGATGCGCTGATATCCTTGTTCAATTAAAAAACCTGCCGCTGTGTCTTTGCCATGTCCGATTAGACCACAAATTCCTACTACTTTTTTCATATTATTCCTTTATTGTATTACAAAATTACCAGATTCTAATTTAGAAACAACGCTATCAAATGCTTCACCCAGTATTTTAATTCTTAGATAGACACGCTCTCGTTTAACTGTTGGTACACCATGTACTGCCATTCCATTAAACAGTGTCGGATGTTTGTTACTATAATAATGAGTGTACTCTATATCATCATCAGTCCAACCATGTATTTTTTCGTAATTTACATTACGTTCTGGCTCATGTCCAGGCCTACTGTAGAACACAATAGGCTCGCCAGCATCTTCTGGTAAGATAGGAAACATTATTCCACACCACATGAAATGATCTGTATGTGGATGAAACCTAAATCCTGGATCGTAATGTAATAAATCAATTTCTCTAGGACCAGGATATTCTTTCCAGTTAAACATATCTACATATTTTTGTATTACTGGATAATCCAACAAATCTTTGCCTTCTGTTTTTTGAACAGCAACAGCATTCATACCTGGACGTCCTTTAAACTCTCGTTTAATAGGCGTAAGGTATTGCATATAATCAGCAAAGCCCATAGTGTTATGTTTATGTTGATTGTAAAATTCAAGTAATTCTTGACGATCGTATGTTATCTCATCAATCGTACAATGGTGTTTTCCTAGTATCATTTTAGCCTATAACAAAGCCAAGGCCAACACTGCCTTCGCTGTATAATGTTAGTTCTGTTTCTAGTTTGTCGATTTCGCCCATAGCATCTGTACGAAGTTGATCTGCGTTCATTGTTGTACCGCCTTGTGGGCCAGCAATCTGTGTAAACTTACCACGTGCTTCTGCTAACATTAGACGTACATGAGCAAACGCATAGTCTTTTAGCCAAGGACCTGCGTAGGTATCTGAGAGTAGATTCTCATCTGGTCGATTATTATAACAATGTAGTATTACTGTATCTTCTGCTTTAACTTTACGATGTAATACCAATTTGTGATCTTGAGGTCTCCAGGTGAACAATATTTCTGCGCCAAATAATCTACCCATTGTTTCTCTGTACTGGTGTACAAAGTCAAACTGAGTAAGTCCGCCTGCTCTGCCAGCCTGTAGTAGGTAAGTATTTAGATATGCAGCTTGAAACGGCTCAATATCATTACCAGTACCGCTACTAACGCCTGTTGTACGTCTGTAAATATCCTTTACTTCTATAACTTCAGGCGGTAGTGTGTACTCGTTTTGATCTTCTTGAAGTGTAACAAAGACGAAACTTTCCTCAACCGAATTTTCTGCTCGTTGACGATACTTTTGTACAGCCTTGTTTATTGCTAACTCATAATGTTCCGGATCGAGTTCAACATCAACCATACCGCCGCCTAAGCGGAGTTCCATTTCTTTGATTAAATCACTTCTAGCACTCATTATTGTTCTCCTGTGCTAGTATTTATTTAAAAACTGCCAGAAGAACTGTTTCCTCATTGAAGCGACCGTTAAGTTTTGTTTCAGTTGTTTTCAGGAACCCAAATTCTTTGATTGCTTTTGCTTTGGTTGTCTTTTTAACCTTAGGCAATACTTCATTTGGCTTACGCAACGTCTTTTGTACACTTTGCGCTTCGTCATAACGTTGTAGTGTAGTACCTTTTACAGTAAATCCATCAGCATCAGTTGCTACATACATGCCAAGTTTACGGTTTTTAGTATTAAACACCAACGCACACACAGCACCAATCAATGTCGCTGGTGCCACACTAGCAATACCATAATCAGTATCTGCTTGCTTTAGTTTAAGTTTAGCAACAATTTGATCTGCGCTCTTTTCTTTAACCTTGCGTGGCTTACGAGTTGCTTTCTGACTTGTAATAATTATATCACAAGCATCAATAATCTTTTTGTACAGTTCCAATGCCGCTTTCTTTTGAGCAGTGCTATAATGACTGTATCCTTCTTCAAGTTGTGAAATAAGATCTTGCTCTGTTTCACTGAGTTTTTTGCGTTGTGCTGGCGTAGGTAAATTGTTTACTTCATACAACTCGTCATAACACCCTTCGTAAAAACCTTTGATAATACGAGCATGATTGGCCTTGGCTTCAGCCGCTACCAATACACGATAAGCATCAAACTTTTTAACAACAGCAGGATCTTGAGTTGTAATAAACTCTTCAACAACCTCTTCCAAACCTTCACTCATGTTGATAGAAGTTTCGTGCATAATTTGTTGGATAGTAGGTTTGTATGCTTTTCCTTCTGCCAGTGCTTTGAGTTTTTCTTCTCGTTCTTTTTGTGCTACCAGCGGTTTACCACGTTTAATGGATTCATCAATTTCACGTTTGACAAATTCACTAACAGGGCGAAGTTCACCACTTGTGCCAGGAAGCGATGCCCAATACTCAGCCTGAGCTTCATGATAATCTGGCATGCCATCAAGTAGCAGTTTAGCATAGATGCCAGCAGTGGTACTAATTATAGTAGCTGCTTTGGCGCATTTGATATCTTTTGCGCTGTATCCTTCTTTTTTCATGTAAGTGTAAATAAACGCATGTAGATCAGATGCTTTAACTTCACTATAAATTTCATCTGTTGCTGCTCGACGCTTTTTATGATACTCAGCGCCACTTAGTTTGTCAGCATCTGTCCAATCAACAGTTGCTACTTTGCCTTTACGGCGGATTGCGGCACGAGCCTTTTGCTTGCGTGTTTTGCGAGGTACTGAAATAGCCATAAAATACTCCTGTTTAGATTTTCCTTACCACTATATAGCCATAATAGCATATTCTTACACTTTGTCAACCGATAAATACTAGAAACTTATGAGAGGATTCCCATGAATGTTATCGTTTTAACGCCTGACAGGGTTGGTAGCACCCTGTTACAGCGTTATATCACTGTTATTATGCAAGGGCATGATTACGGTAAGCCAGTAGTAAATCTACATGAATTAACCAATGGTCTAGAAACTTACTACAACGAAGAATTTAAAAGAACTATGGTGGGGAAGCCACACCCTAGAGATGAAAATGGTGTTGGTACTTGGAGTTATCATCAGAGTTTAGATGAAATTATAACCATGTTGGATACCACTGATCATTATAAAACTAGTCGTATGGCACTGTATCATATAGTTAATCGAAAAGACGCACCAGAAGATCAACAAAAGTTTTACAAGTATATCAATGATAATTTTTTCATTATTGCGGCGAAACGATTGAATCTATTTGAACATGCCCTAAGTTGGGTAATTAAAACTAATACAAAAAGATTCAATGCGTACAGTCATGCTGAAAAGTCTGGATTGTTTAACAAATTAGTTGCTAATGGCATTTATGTTGATGCTGAAATTTTTACAAATTATTTGAGTAGATATCTCAAGTATGAAAGATGGTTAGAAGATAACTTTAGAGTTGACAGTGTATTCAACTATGAAGAACACATACAAGACTTAGACGCTTATGTAAGTAGTCTAGACATTTACCCAACCAAAACAGATGTTACTTTTGAAGATGTGATGGGAATGGACTTTAAAACTTGGAATACTTGTCATTACTTAATCAGTGACGGAAGTAACATTAGCAATTCTATACCTCAACTACTTAGCTCAGAAAAAAATAAAATTTTACTGGAACCGCCAAAGCAAGTAGAGCAAAATGACGACATGGAAAGACATCGTGTGCTAGGACATCTGACAGATGTAAGTGAAAGAATACAACGAACAGATTTGTCACTACCTCACCAGGAGTTTTTAGCAGAAAAT